CGATAACCACTAGCAGTATTAGACGAACCCGTGGTATTCCTATGCAAGGCATCTGAACCAACACCCGTATTATAAGATGCTGTGGTAGTTTGTCTTAAGGCCGCCTGACCAACACCGGTGTTGTTAGTTCCCGTGGAGTTTGTATATAGTGACTCCGCACCCGTGGCGGTATTACGATAACCGCTGGTGTTCTGCGACAGTGAGAATGCACCCACGGCGGCATTCGACTGCCCCGAATCATTGGCGGTCAGCGCGGAACTTCCCACGGCGGTATTGGAGACACCGGTCGTATTACTATCCAGTGCAGATGGTCCTACTCGGACGTTATGAGTTCCCGATGTGGTCGTGATGAAGTCTGCACCAGCCGCGAGGGTTATATTACCAGTCATCGTTCCACCAGCCTTCGGCAGTGCCGCATCGGCGGTTGCACCATCGGCAGCTACATCCCGTCCATCAAAGGTGCTGTTAGTTGTGATTGCACCAGTCATCGTACCACCCGCTTTAGGTAATGCTGCCGAGGCCGTCACGGTAGTTGACGTTAGTAGGGCGTCCCGCGTAGCCACATCAACACCGTCGAAGGTGCTATTGGTAGTTATGGCACCGGTCATGGCCCCACCAGCAAGCGGTAGTTTATTGGCCGTTGTTGTGACGTCCGCATGAGTTAGTACGACGTCCGCGTGGGTGAGTACCACATCTGCATGTGTTAGGACTACGTCTGCATTGGTTAGATCGACGTCTGCCGCTGTATCTATGGTATCTTGGTTGGTTGCCACGAGATCAGCGGCAACTGCGGTACGATCTGCACCGGTCTGTACCTTGTCTGCTTCGGCTAAGACAACGTCGGCATGCGTCAGAACAACGTCTGCGGCTGTGTCTATGGTATCTTGATTGGTTGCAACTAGGTCTGCTGCTGTATCGATGGTATCTTGATTGGTGGCGACTAGGTCTGCCGCTGTATCTATTGTATCTTGGTTGGTTGCAACAAGGTCTGCCGCAACTGCCGTACGATCTAGTCCAGTCTGAACCTTGTCGGCCTCCGCTAGGACTACATCTGCATGTGTTAGGACTACATCGGCCTTCGTTAGTACGAGGTCTGCCGCTGTATCAATTGTGTCTTGATTGGTTGCAACTAGGTCTGCTGCCGCTGCCGCTGCTGCGGTCTGAGTGGCTATCCGATCGGCATCTACCTCATCTCGGATGATGACGAATTCGTTAAGGGTTGCTGAATCGTTGGAAGCTCCGGTGCCACCATCTCCTCTAAATATACTCATAGTAGCTCCTGATAAAAACAAAAAGGGGAACTACGACCTGTGCCATAGTCCCCCATTGGTTACTGCTGTGCTACTCTAGTCCGGTACAACCATCATGAATCCTGATTCTGGACGAGCTACCTTAGTACCATAGATACGGTCAGAGGTAAGCAAAGTTCCTAGGAATTCCTGCTTGTACTGTACTTGTGAACGAATGCCCTTCTGCTCTGCAAGAACTGTGGTGTCCTTGTGTGCAAGCATTAGACCACGGCCTACCGCTGTTCCCGCGCCATTCTCAGAAGCGGTCTCAATGATTGGACAGTTAGATGATACGAAGATGTCAACGCCGTAGAGGTTACCGATCTTGCCGTTGGTTACAACTGAACCACCAACAAAGTCACTAGACACATAACGATCAATACCCATGATTGTGTTTCGTACCGAAGGTGGGATCACCAAGTAACGACCACTCATTGGGACATCATTGTCATCCATCTTCTGAACCATGTTACGCAAGAATGCATCTGTGAATACGTCAGCAGCTAGGAGAGCATCTTCTGCCCAAGCAACTGCGACACCAGCACCAGCATCATTGTAGAATGTCGCATCTGAAACCCAGTCGCCAGGACCAGGAGCAGCAACGTAGCCGCCTGTGCCAAACTCTGTACCACGGTTGAACAGATTGTCATCAACAACCTTAGACATGGCATAGCCAGCATCTTCGGTGTAGAAACGACGTAATGAAGTCTGAGATTGCACATCGGCAAAGTCTTCGATCATACGTGAGTATTCAAAGTGTTGATCAACAACGATACTCAACTGTGTATCAGAATGCTCTTGGATTGTTACCGCTGTACTAGCGGCCTTGGCAGTTGCCGCGCCACGGACTGGCTTAGGGATATACATCGTATCACCCTTCTTACCAACCATTGACATCTTACGAACTAGAGGTGCAAGCACCAAGTTCTTTTGGTATGCCGCAAGGATCTCATCCGACCATATATTGGGGATGAAGTTTGCCGCATCCGACGCGGTTACCGTCCCGTCTTGTCCGGGATATACTGAATTAGCCATTGTATTACTTCCTATTTAGTTTATGAGTTTGTGTTCATTTGACCCGTCCCTCTTTGTAAGCCTTATAGATATCATCTGATTGGGCCTCATAGCGGTCTGGATCGTTATTCATCATGTCTATCAAGTCTGATCGTCTATAGATGTTTCTTGACGTTTCCCCAGTTCCTCTGGTTGAACCGGTAGAGGCACGTTTGATCGCATCTTTGCGTTGAGCCTTCTCAAGCTCCACGGTCTGCGTAACGATACCCTTACGTTCCTTCCAGTTGGTTAGAAGTTCATCAGCGGCATCGGCATTGAAGCCTTGGTCTGCGTGCTGATATAGAGTGGTGCGAATCTTGGAAGCCCTTATCCAGTCAGAAAATGCAACGTCTTGTACGATGTCATTCATGTCTGGGTGCTTCTGTTGAATCTGACTCATGGCACTTTGTCTACGATAATTATCGGTGACTTGTTGTGCCTCCTTCATTCTCGGATGATTCTCAATTGCTCTCGCAACTGCCTTCTCAGGATCATCAAAGAAATCGGGTGTATCTTCTTCAGGTTCTGGTTCTTGTGGTTTGAGTTGGTTCTGTATGTACGAATCTACGACCCCTCTAAGTTCTCCAACCTCTGAACTCTGCTTACCCAATAGCTTCTCAGCTTCTTGGTGCATCCTCACAACTTCTGCTACGGACTTACCGGAGTATTTCTCAGGTAATGCTTCTTCTTCAGGTGGCTCTTCGGTGCCTTCAAAGGTTAACTCCTCGTGAGTCTCTTCTTCGGCTAATAGTTCTTCGTCAGTCAAACGCTCATCGTCTTCTACTATAATCATTCTTGGTATCCCGTGAGATCAACTCATTGTGGGTTAGGTGTAATACAGCGGAAACCTTACGATTCTTGTCGCTGCTCTTCTGCTATCTGTTGGACCCTTCGTGTTTCCCATTTGGCAGCAGCGGTGGGAAAATCCCCACTTGCTCCATCTAAGATGAAGTGACCAGCAGATATAACTCTGGTTAGCTCGGCCTCACTGGCGCAATCACATAGGATTACGTCTTGTGGATTAGCCAAGTATTCTACGGTTGTGTTGCACCAGTTGCAGTGGTAGTCGTTAAGCTGCCTCATGTTGCCCCGCAAGTTCAATCTGATTCTCAAGGGTCAGGAAGTGGTTAACCATCTGTAACTGTCCCTTGCGATTGTGTAGCTGTTCGAGTGTATCTATGTCCGTAATGTTCTGTAGTCGTCTATGAGTTTCCTCAAGATCCGTCATCAGTGCCTTCCAGCCGTCCCTGTGGAATAGATCATTCAAGTTCTCTAGGTATGTTTCATCATCCATAAAGTTTAAGTTCTCTGCTGTTATACTGTTATTATATCACATTTAGCTGCGAATGTCAAGCTTTATTTACGCTTCTTGTCATTTATCTTCAGGTAGAGATCCTTGAGTTGTTTATGTATCTCTTCCATTGCCAACTCCTGTGCCTTGAAGGCGACATTAACTTGGTCCGCCAGATCCGCCAGTCGCTTCTCATCGATATACATTATAGTTCTCTACGTCTATGTAACGACTTGGAGTCCTTACGTTTGTAATGCCAATTGACCGCCAAGGATGCCATCGCTATCCCCAAGGATACGATTGCAATCCAAGGTATCTCTGACGTTGGTGCCGTTGCACTTGAGACAACAGCCACCGACGTTGCGGTGTAAGTTGTCGGCTGGGTGATTGCTGATACGGTATCACTCACGCTCATGCCCTCCACACCTTAAGTCCGATTGCTGCCAGTACGACGGAGTTCACGAGGAAGCCGTAGTCCATCCCTAGCTCCTTGAGAGCGACGATGCCCGATAAGGCACCCGCCAGTACCAGTGGTCCATGTTCGAAGCCCAGAGAGGCACTGAGGGAGCCTATGAGGATCATGAGAATTGGTGCCGTGATGATGAGCGTTACATACTCGTCCTTCCAGCTATCCTGAGTTGCCCTAACCGCCAATGATTCCCACTCGGCATCCGTTAGTTTTAGCTTCTGTCTACCGCCTTCCTTGGTCTGCTCCAATTTAGCGGCTGCTGACTTGGTGGCGGCCTTGTTGTCTTGCTTCTTGGTGAAGTATCCCGTGACTCCGCTGACCAACGAACTGATGATTGTGAGTGGTATCATTGCTCAAACCCCTGTGGTGGTTGTTGTGGTTGTGGTTGTTGTCCCTGCATCTTCTCACGTGCGGTATCTCTCTGTGAGTCGATGGCCTTCTCGCGTATGTGCATGTCAGCTATCTTTAGTCTACGGGCGAACTCCTTGTCATCCTGAACGCCATCATCAAGATTGGTGGTTGCCGCCTTAATCTTATCGATCTCCAGCCCCATTGGGATTGCCTTGGCTTCTTCCATGTACTTGAATGCCCTTGCTGAACTTTCCTTGCCCTGAGACGCAACCATCTGAGTCTGTGCCGCCTGAAACTCTGCCGCCGCTTGTGCCTGTTCCTGCTGCTGCTTCTGTGCGGCCTCATCAGGTTCCTGCATCTTGGCGATCTCTGCCAATAGTTCCTCACGGTTGGATATGTTCATATTCTCAATGACACTACCAATGAGCGATAGATACATTGGTGAATCTGTACCCATCGTTTGCAATAGTTGTACCATCTGTGTGACCTCATACTCCCTCGCCATGATTCCCAGTGAACTTGAGGCGGTAAACTTGTAGTCATAGACTGGATACTCCTCCGGTTCAAACTGCATGTATCTCCAAGCGGCCTTTGCCACGAAGGGGATGAGGAAGCCATCTTGAAAGTTGAGTAGTGTTCTCTTGTGTCGTTTGATTACGGCACCCAGGGACATGCTAATGCCAGCGGCGGTTGATTCACCATTGACGGCACCACTGATACCAGATGCATCAACTGCACCGGTGGACTGCTGAACCATCTCCTGCAAGGCACTTGCCTGTGCGAAGGTTATCTGATTGACCTGTCCAAAGTTGAATGGTTGTAGGATCTCCGATGGGTTACCATTTGTCAGTAGGAGTTTACCCGCCTTGATCTCTGGTTTTGTACCACGGGGAATCCTTGTGGCATCAATTGCCATCATTGGATGTACCGTCAGTGCCAGTGCGTCAATCCTTGCGCGTAGTTCCGCGTCCAGTGCCTTCTGAGAGTTGTAACCCTTCTCACATACGCCTCTACCCCAGAACCTTGATGGTACGGTATCCCAAGAGAAGCCCAGTATGTTACGATCCTGCATCATGTATGGGTTTGCCACGGCCTTCAGGAGTGTTCCTTGGTTTGCAATTACGACCATGGCCTCGATGAACTCACCTTGGTGGTCATCGGGGATTGTCTCACCGGTGTCTTCCAGTAGGTGTACCGGTACGAGACCGTAGTATCGCGTGAGACGTACCTTATCACTCTGGTATATCGTTAAGGACTCATCTGCCTCGATGTTCATGTCCTCGGATGCATCTTGAATGTGTACATCCTCATATATACCGGCATCCATCTGTTCAACGACCTTGTGTCGAGAGACGAACTCGTCGATACCACAGCCCATCGCATCTTCAATTGAGGTTGCGAGGGGATCAATAAAGAAGTTCTTGGGTAATATTGGCTTGAGTTTGACGACCGTTCGGTCAACCACATTGACACCGACGGCCTTGAGTTGTCCGTCCATGACTGGCTCGGATGCGGGGGTTGATTGCTTTACGACATCCAATACCACCTCGGCTAAACCGGTACCAAAGACTGCCGCGTTAAGGATGACCTCAGACATGTCCTTTCGTATCTTGGCGAAGGTGAAGTCTTCATGTAGCTTGTTACGAAGGAAGTTTACGTCCTTTGTATCCTTATCACCCATGTTATCTATGAGATCAAACCACTTTCCACGCCCAAAAGTGGCCTCTTCTATCTCTGCGACTGATGACTCAACGGCCTGTTGTAGCGCGGGAGCTATGATTCGTGATCGTTCGGACTTTCGTGTCTTGTCTTCCGATGCCCAGATGCCACGCCAGAGGCGGTAGTATTCATCATGGGTCTCCTTGTAGTTTTGGCGATAGTGTTCTTGCCACGTTTCGGCCTTGTACATCACCCACGATTCGAGGGTTTCACCTGTGCTTACATCGTTGTCATCATCAATCATGGTTAGTATCCCGTAAATTCATCGAGTAGTTCAAAGTCGTCGATCTCTTCAAAGGTGCCGACGTAGGCAACCTTGGCAAGCT